ATCATAATTAAGAGCTTCTGGATCTGTGCAGCCCCAGATGTGCAGCGTTTCACATGTATCTGGCAACTCAGCCTCTGGGTTATAATCTACATAATCATCATCCATGCATCCATAAATAGGCGGTGCTGGTGGACAAGGATCGGGGAATATAGCTCCAGAATACATTGTATTTCCGTCATCAAACTCTGTAAAAGCAAGATCTTCTAGTTCCCATAAAACGCTATCGCAAGCTGTAATAACGCAAGCTCCGTCCTGACCACCCGAAGCATAGCCGTTAAGCCCGTCACCAAACTCATCTACTAGTATTAGCTCAAAACCTAACGATACACAAAAATCATATGTATATGTAGCATTTTGATCTCCAAAGTCAAACTCACCAGGTATAACCTGCTCATATGGCTGACCAGTAGCTAAATCTACCAATGTAAACCCAGTCTCACCAGGCCATGTATCCAGTGTAAGATTCATAGAAACAAGAGTCTCGGTAGAATCACATTCAAATACATTGCAGCTACCATTATCTGTGTTCGCCCATGGGTTGTAGTTGTTGGCTACAGGGTTGGTGCATCCAGGAAGCGGAGGTATGCATGGATTTAATGTAAATGGTATTGTGTCTAAGGCTGTATCAAAATCATATACTGCTGTGTCTAGACCGCAAGTATTGCTTATCCTGTACCACCCTTCTCCAAATTGACAGCATATACCATCGCCAAAAGCATCCATCATTACGAACTCATAATCACCAGCTGGTAAAAATACCATTTGATTTTGCAAAGTATTGTTTTGAAGCGGTGCGCTAACGGCTACAACATTAGAGTCGTTAAGAATTTGCCAAGAGCTCTCTCCTGCATATTCATCTGTTTGAATTTGTACATCTAGCCAGCTACCTTGAGCAAACAGTAAAGAAGGTATGAAGAATAAAGCTAATAGTATATATCTCATCTTAATGATCTTGAATTAAGTGTAACCTCTATATTTAATTTTGTAGGCTTTGTAGCCGTAGCTGTTATAACAGACGACTCAGTAGCTTTTGCCGTTATTGTAATAGGATTTGTTACGCTTACAATCCCTGTAGTTGTATTTATTGTAATACTCATTCTGTAACTACACTGCCGTCGCTTTTAACTATAAAGTTTCCATAAAGTATTGTTCGTGCATTACCGTCAACATCTACAGTATCACTTGCATCGACATACTGAATATCATAAGTATGTACACCTACAAGCATTTGCTTCATATCAGCAGCAGATGCTTCAAATTTAACCTTGCCTGTAGCTGTAGACGCTGTTGTAGTTTCATCATCTGTTAAAGTTTGTTCTACAGGTATTATAATAGCTGGACTCATAATAAAACCAGAAGTTCCCATTGGGTATCCACTAGCGCTACGGACTAAAAAATGAAACTTATCTCCATAAAGATTTAAAGCATTGTCGCTGGAATCCTTTAACGTAAGTTCTAATTTAAATGAATCACCCCGTCTAACAGTGATGTCAAGTCTTTTTGATATGTCGAAATTTATCTTTGCCATTTTACATCATTTGTTCGGGTTGTGGATCCTCACCCTGAGCCATCTGTGTGATCATCATTTGGCTCTGAGCATTATCTTCCTGACGCTCATCTTTTCTGTCCTCTTTCATAATGTCAAGCTTTTCTTTAAAGTTCTGATCATCCTCTTTAAACCCAAGCGTAGCCTGAGCACGTATCATCTCAATCTCTTTATTAAACTCGTGCTTCATTTGAGCTAGCTGCATCTCAAGCTGACCCTTAAGTTGGATCTCTTGTTGATCTATCTGAGCCTGAGCCTGAAGCTCACCCATGCGGGCTTGTGATGCTTGCTCTGCAGCGGCTGCTGCCTGTTGAGCCTGTTGTTGAGAATTCTGCATAGCAATCTGCTGCTGCTCCTGCATCCTCTTCTTCCTACGTATAATAAGGAGTCTCTCTGCTTGGTTTACATCCTTAAGGTTTCTTATAGCCATAGCATCTTCTAAGTCTATCTGCTGCTGCTGTATAGCCATCTGGATGTTCATCTCTAGGTACTCTTTATCCTTATCCTCCATCTCCTTAACAACATGCACTCCAAAATTGTACATAGACAGTTCGTTAAACGAAGTAAGTACATTCATGTTTTCCTCACCTATAGCGTTTGTATAAACCTTATAAAGAACCGAATCTGACGGGAGTATCTGTAAACATTTAACAACATCCTGACAAACTCTTTTAAACAGCATCATTGATGCGTTTGTGATATCATATATTGCGTTATTGCCAGCGTTAATTGCTTGCTGCTGAACACCTACAAGAGCATCTCCTTTTGGTGTAGAAGCATCCATAGCTTCATTAATCCCTGTTGTATCTCTAATAAGTTGCATATAATGATTATAAAGACCTATGAGCTCATTTATGTTTCTTATTGTGTTTCCTATCTCGCGGATAGGTGGATTTTGGAATCCTCCTTCTGGGTTTTTACTTCTGTAGTAGAACACACCAGTCTGCTCGTATATATCGTGTAGCTCTAGAGGCTGTAGTTCACCTCCTTTACCAAGCTGTACGTTTTCTAAACCCTCAATGTCTATAATTAATCCATCTGGCTTAGCTTTAGCTATTGCTTGCTGTATCTTAAGGTGAGTAAGCTGTAGCATATCTGCAAAACCAGAACAACTCTCTACTATAGACTTAGGCACCATCCTTCTAATATTCGTAGCAGCTACAGAATATGAAAGCCTACACTTTGATATATCGTGTATATTCTTGGGTACATTTTTAGATCTTCCATAATTAAAAAGCTTATTAGCCTCTAAAATGTAAGACCCACCATAAACGACCTCCATTTCCATTTTATGGGCAGTCCTTTCAAAAACACTACCAGGTTTTTCTTTATAAGAGAAGCCTTTGTAGTAGAAACCATTGTTACCATGTCTGCTTTCTTTTTCTTCGAAGTGCATGGTGTCTACAGAGATAAACTCAAAATCTAAAACGTCAACCATGTATTCATCATAGCCATAGTTTGTTCTATTTAGGCGGTCATCATAATGTTGTAAAGACATCTTATTTGAGTCATTGCCTCGCTTATTCTTTACATTATCTGCTATTTCCTTATATTGTTCTTCTGTAAAAGATCCAGCTGAAATTCTTTTTAGCTCCTGGATAGACATTCTTTTTACATTACCCGCATATACTAAATCTTCAAAATTAGGATCTTCTGTGTAACTGTGTATAAAAGAAGCTGGATCTACATACTCTACTGATATACCTTGATTAGGGTCGTTTTTTCTTTTTACAACACCCATACCAAGCGTAACTATATCATTAACGGCCCTTCTGTATGTAGTGTCAGAAAAATTACTCCAGCTTAATGTCATATTTGTTCCAATCTGAGCAGCTATCTCAGCATCAGTTTTAACATTAGTGTCCATAAATATTTCTGCCTCCTCTAGAGTGTCTGGTATGCTGTCTGGATCCATATCCAAAACAACCCCAGTTTTTTCTTTTAAAGACTTCAAAAGCTCTTTTGCCTCTACCTGCATCCTCATTTTATCCTTCTTCTTATTTTTTTCAGAAGACGACAACGGATCTATAGACTCTAAATTTGGGTATGGGTCTCTCGCTAAAGTTTTATTTACAACTATTTTTACAAACTTTGGGAGTATAGGAACTGGAGTATAATCTAAATTTAAAAGACTTCCGTCACCTTTATTTGGTGACAAAGAATTTAAAAGTTGTTTATATATCGTTGTGTCTTGAGTACCATTAGAATAATCCCTATTTCTCTCAAATAATTTATTCCTTCTAGCATATAGAGAAGATGATTCATTCATTTCACCCCATTGAGAATGAATAGCTTTTGCATACTGTAATCCATATGCGTCGGACTCCTTGGTTTGCTGGTCTGCTAATGGATCAGGAAATCCGTTCTTTTTATTTACTTTATCGTGTCCATACATATTATGCAAATATAGTGAATCAACCGATTACTTCATATGTCCTAAAGAACTTGCGTTCAGTAAAGTCTACTCTTGGTTTAGCCTTAACTTTTTGTGCTGCTAAAAGGGCTAATCCTGAACTAATAGTTAAGTCAAATTTTGTTCTTTTATCTATCTTAAATCCTATCCAATCTTCCATGGTTGCATTAAAATACATCTTACCCATACTTCCTGTATCATAGTTTATACCCACGTGTTCGTGTACGTAAGATTCAATAGCATGAGCGTGAGCTTGAATAACGTCCTGAGAGTTAGATGGTATACCCTTTGTCTTGACCTTAACTTTTGCGTTTGTTGTCTTTAGATGATCTGGGCGATCCATCAAGTAACCATCATAACCTCTTGATTCAAAGTATCTTGCTATACCGTACTTATTGTTCTCAATTAGTATGGGGTAACCATAGAAAAATGCACACATAAGTACATCTTCGTAGAATATTCTGGCAAGGTCTGGACGGGATGCATACTCCACAACAAACATATTGGATGGATTCTCCATATGAAATTTATTGTACATATGTAAAGCACCCTTAGAACCTCTACCGTCTACTGTAGCATCAAGGTCGTAGCTATCGACACCACCGCAACCTCTGTCTCCAAAAGGCGGTACTTTTTTACCTCTGTCTGATTTTGTTACATTTCTTTGATCCTCTGGTGGTAACCACGATATTTTAAATCTACCATTAACGTCTGGGCTAAATACAGCTTGCTTATCTTTCTCCTTCCACACAAAATTACCCTTTACTACAGGATTGGGAAAGAGCTCGTCATTGTATTCTATTTGCTGGTATATCTTACCTATGTTAAATAGACTACCCTCTA